GCCGCGTTCCCCATGAACTTTTCACCGAGGCCACACTTTTTTAACAAGAGTTTATGCGGTGTTTCGTAGGGGTTCTTGCCGATGGCGGTCGCCGCGTCCGACGCGGTCAACATGTGACCGCGGAGCTTGAGCCATTCTTCGGACTTTTGCGCGGCGTACTCGCGCTCGATCAGGGCCTTGACGTTAGGGTGCATTGTTCCTTACGTAGTCATGCACTCTACCTTTTAAGCTTGGCCTTGGCCTTGGCCATGGCCTTCTTCTTCGCCGCATTGGCCTTGGCCTTGGCGCTGGCCTTCTCCTTCTCCTTCGCCGCCTTAGCCTTAGCCTTCTCCTTCACCGCCTTAGCTTTAGCCCTGGCCTTCTCCTTCGCCGCCTGAGCCCTGGCCTTCTCCTTCGCCGCCTTATTTGGTGACAGGTACTGCTTCGTGTTCCTCACGAAATCGTCAATTTTATCTTGGGGGATGTCGAAACTGCCCCTCATTTCGCCTTCCCTGATGTCATAAAAACCCAGTTTTGGGTATAGGTTGTCTTGAAGATTGAACATCTTTTCGGAGATACCCTCAAGTCTTTGATTTCCACGATTGGGGCCAAAGCCGTAGCCGAAATAGTTCTCAAGGCCAAATTTCATGACCTCGAATTTTAACGCGGACTTCTCACCCTTCCCTGACATGATCTTCTTGATTCGAGCGATGACCTGCACCTTCGACGGATTCTTGTTCATGAATGCACGGAATCGCTTTTTTTCCGAATTCACGGCAGCGTATCCCATTTACTGTATTGGAAATATTTTATTTCGATTTCCGCTCCCAGTTTTTGATCTTATTCGCGACGGTCTTCTTCTTGGGGGACGCCTTCCTCGTACGCCAGGCGCTCTGGATCTTCTTCGCCGCAGCCTGTGCGATTCGATACCTCTTGAGTGGACCGGGAGTGTAACTCATTTTATTATATCACAACAAAATTAACTAAAATCGTAACTGTTGTACGTGCTCAGCGCCTGAAAGTAATTTCGCGCGGCGTTCTGCTCGGCCTGCTTTTTCGACCGCGCCGCACCCCGAGCGAAAAATGAATTTTGGACGTAAATATCTATGTAGAAAATCCCCTCATGGTGCCCTGAGACTCTGTAATCCGGCAGTTCCCAGTTGTTCACCTGACAGTATCGCATGAGATGATCCTTGAAGTTATCGTCGATCATGATGGTTCCCATGTCGATGACGTCCGGATCCTGGTACAGTCGAAGGATAAACTCCTTCGCGTGGATCAGACCGATATCCATATACAAGGCGCCGACGAGAGCCTCGAAAACATCCTCGAGAATCTTCACGTTTTTGTTCCAGTTATTACGCATACCCTTCTCATCCATGATGACCCACTGGCTCAGACCCAGATGGTTGGCGATGTGCGCCAGGGTTTCACCTCGGACGAGTTTCGTCCGTGCCTTTGTCAGGAATCCCTCCTGTTTGTTTTCGTACCGGTCGAAGAGGTATTTTGTAATCACGAATCCGAGGACCGAATCGCCGATGAATTCTAGGGTTTCGAACGATTCGGTCAGGTGTTCATATTCTTTGAGGGCAGACTTATGAGTGAAAGCTCTTTGGTACAAGGATAGGTTCTTAATCTTTGTACCAACAACTTGCTCGATTTGAGCTTTATCGATCATTTCGTATTAATAAGAGGTAACGTTATTTTTTTAAGCCTACTTCTTCACGTAGTGAGGGGAGAGGTACTTCTGGAGGTTGAGGTAGGTGACGACCACGCCTTCGGGAGGTGCGAGGAGCTCCTTGAGCTTGGCGTCCAGGACGATCTGGCGGCCGTTCTCGGGGTGCTTGAGACCCTTTTCGGTGATGTACTTGTTCACGTGCTTGGTGACCTCCGAGCGAGAGACGAGTTCACCCTCGGGGAGACCGAGGAAGGTTCGGAGCGCGGGAGTGATCTCCTGCTTACGGTTGAAGCCGTTGTTCTCCGCGCGCTTCTTCGCCTTCTCCCCGTCGGGATCGTCCTGAGTGCTCCTGATCTTTCGAACCATCTTGGCGAGGTTCTTAACATCGGTGCGGAGCGCGGAGAGTTCGGACTGAATGGATTCGAGAGACATCTTATACCTTTCTTAGACCCCTAATCTTTAAGTCGATGATCAGCACGATGCACAGACATATGAAGATCCGTAAAACGTGGTTCATCGCCACGTCGCGATCCATCGTCTTGAGAGGCTCGGTGTTGACGATATCGGGAATGTCTATGTACCGGAAAGGGGGTCGCGAGCCGTCGTTGACGCACCCACCCGAGCAACAGTCCTCTGGACATCGGATCACCCGGTCACCCCTGCGCACGGCGCAGAACTGGTTTGGATTACCTCTCAGTTGGTAACATCTGCACTCGTCGATCACGTTGCAGACCATTATTATTATATCGCAATATAATAATGGACGAAGTGTTGTACCCCAGGGCCACGAGGGAGGCGTTCATACATGAGCACCTGTTTTTCAGGGACGCTAAGCTCAAGGAGTACTTCGAGAAGGGTATGCTGAAGGAGTTCAGGGCCCGCGTCAAATCGAAGCACGCTTCGAAGACGTACGAAAAGTTCATGTACGTCTTCGTCACCGACAGTGTCAGGGACATAATCCTGAAAGCCGTCGGGGAGATTTCCAGTCACATGGCGACGAGCGGTGATCTGGTCATCTCGGGTGGTGAGGCGTTCAACATTTTCGCGTCGCAGTGCGATCGGATAGTCACGAGCGACATTGACGCCAAGTTCGTGCCGCGTATGTCCGTCGGTCCGAAATTTTTCGGCAAACTCCAGGGTACGAAACTCATCATGTGGGATAAACTCGGTCAGGTGGCGAAACGCCTCGACGTTCGGATCAAACGGAGGATCATGTCCATGCGACGCAAGCACGGTAAGATTTTCAAGTTCCTGGGCATAGGGTTCGAACCCAGGGGACCGTGGGTCACCAGGAGGTTCGTGCTGATCAAGAAGAAAAAGATACGGAAGGACAACAAACCCAGCCCGGGCGACGTGTTCATCGACGTCGAGCTGTTCGCGCTGGACCTGAACCACGTCAAGTACCTCTCCTCCAAGACCGGAAAGGTTGAGAGCGCGAGGATAGGGGGTATACTCGACATTCCGTTCATGCGACCGAAGGAGTTCGGGTACGAGGTGGTCCTCTCGCGTCAGAGGGGTGTGAAGTATCGCAACCTCGACACCGGTAAGACGGTCAACGACAGGAAAGTTTTCGTCGCCAGCAAGGAGTTCCTCGTGGAGGATATCTATCTCATGCACAAGTTGAAGTTGAGGCCGGAGAAGAAGGAGAAGGATCGCCAGCGACTCATGCGACTGTCGAAGCTGTTCGTCAAGGACGTAAAGAACACCGATTCGATCGAGGCCATATTCAGGCGCGTCCGAGGTAAAATCGTCAGGGGACGACCGGCCACCAAGAAGGACGGGCGCGTCTCCATGCGTAAGGCTGCGAAGGTGGACCCGTACAAGTATAAGAACTACACGACCGCCCCAGCGCACGAGCGACTGTCGAGACATTTCGTCCATGGTATCAAGACGACGAAAGGCACGAAGGTCAAGGGGTACAAAAACAGCTCGGGGAACAAGCGCTTCAACCTGGCCAACCTCAAGTGGAAGAACGTCACGAACAATTCCTACGTCAAAAACGAGGTCACCCTCAGGTTGAAGAAGGCGAAGCCGCTGCCGAAGAAGATCGACAAGCGAAGGACGTTGTACGGTCACAAGCCCAGGAGAAACAAGTGGGTCGCGAACGCGATCATAAACAGGGCGGCCGCCATTCCCTTCGTTGGGTTAAAGAGGAACCGCAATGGTAAGAATATAAGATGATCTTCGATACTATCAGCAAGAACGACGACGGCCTTCGCTTCGCGAAGGCTCGAAAACCTAACAAGCGTAAGGTGCTCATCCAGCTCAACGGCGTCAAGATCAGCGAGGTATCAGACGAGATCTTCATCGACCTCGTCTCCGAATCGAACGCCGGTAAGGTGAGCGTGATCGACGCGCAGAACGTCGACTCCGCGATCGAGCACTCGGCCGAATGGTTCGGTAAGGAATTGTCCGAGAGTGTCATCAGGGCGGCGTACACATCCAGCGCGTCGCCGGATAATAGGATCGAGTGCGAGCGCATCGGCGCGACCAAGATTTTCGACGCCCAGCAGCAGGCGGTCGACATCGAATCTCTCCAGAAGGACGGATCATGTGACGTCATCCTCGAATTCTCGGGGCTCTGGTTCGCCAAAAAGAATTTCGCCGCCACCTGGAATCTCGTCCAGCTCAGGCTCCACCCCGAGGCCCTCGACGAATACCCAGACGACTACGCATTTGTCGATGACGATGAGCAGTAAAAATAATTTGTTAATATACTATAAAAGATGTTCAAGGGTCGTAACCAATCGATTATGATGTTGGTCGCGGTGGCCGCACTCGTCTTCCTTCTTTGCAACCTCAACTCCAAGTCCGCCTACACCATCACCGAGCGTGAGTACTCGTCCATCGGTCCCTCCGTCGGACCCGCCGCGGGCCCCTCCGCCGGCATGAGCCAGGGCACCGGCCTCGCCTCCTCTCTCCTCCCCCGTGAGATCGCCTCCGAGGAGGATTTCGGTCAGTTCGCCCCAGAGGACGTCCTCGCGGGTCAGAACTTCCTCGACCCTCGTCAGCAGATCGGTTTCCCCGAGACCGTCGGCGGCGCGCTTCGCAACGCCAACCAGCAGATCCGCAAGGACCCTCCTAACCCCAAGGAGCCCTTCGTCTGGAACAACTCCACCATCGTTCCCGATCTCATGCAGCGCGGTCTCTGCGCCTAAGCTTAAAGATTAGAGCGTAGTATTAATCAAACAATGGCTACTAACGTATCGACCGATCTTTCCGACACGGTTTCGAAGTTGGTGGAACTCGCCAAGCAACTTTCCGATGCGAAATCTGATATCAAGATCCTAAACCAGGAGGAGAAAAGGCTCAAGGAGTGTGTGAAGAAATCCATGGTCGAGCAGGGTATTGATACAATTAACCTCAGGAAAGGAAAAATCAGTATCCGTAAATCCGTCCGAAAGGGTACCATGAACAAGGAGGCCATCTCGAGTGGTCTCATGTCCTTCTTCTCCGGCGACGAGGCCAAGGTGGAGGGCGCCCTGAACGCTATCAGGGATAACCTGCAGACGAAAGAGACGACCAGTATTTCTCTCACGGGTATAAAAGATAAGCCCCCTAAAGATGTATAAATGGTGTGGAGTCAGTACGTGTGGGAGGCCAACACCGGCTTCGATCCCGACGCCAGTGATAACGATGACTCTCACGAAGACACTCCTCTGAATATCGAAGATTGGGAAGTCGAATACTCAGATGAACTCTCTCGAATGTGGAATACCATTCAACTTCTCCTTTACGACGCAGGAATCCAACACTCAGGCCGGTTCGTAGATTTCGTGGAGTTTTGTCACACGGAGCACGACGCCGACACCGTACCGCGTGTGACGTGGGAGTACCAGGAGCAGACGGCGTGGCTCGAGGAGAGACTCGCGTACGTGTGGAGGAACATCAGGCGCACCGTCAACGACAACGGCCTGCACGAGAAGATGATGCGAGGGGCGACTTTCAATACCTTTCTTAGTCTGTGTAAAAATTATATGAATATATACTAAATGTTACCCAACCTCACCGCTCAGCGTGTCGCCATCCCAGCCGCTCTTTTTTTAACGCTCAGCCCCGGTGTTCTCATCACGACCAACGGGGAAAAGCTTTCGTTCACGAACCAAAAGACCAACACGCACGCCGTGTTCTTCCACGCGCTCGTGTTCTTCGTTGTCTACAGCATGATCGCCAAGGCGATGGGCCTGGTCCTGACCAAGACCGATCTCCTCGTCAGCACGTCTCTGTTCCTGGTCCTCAGCCCAGGTCTTCTCCTTACTTTGCCTCCGGGGAGCAAGGGTGTGTTCCAGTCGGGACAGACGAGTGTGACTTCCGCACTCACCCACTCGATCGTCTATGCGATCGTCTTCGCGCTTTTGCGCCGTCAATTTCCTCAGTTCTACTAGGTAAGAGGCGGATGAAATATCTCATCTTGGGACCGGCGTCCATGGGCATATTCTCCATGATAGGTAGTCTCAAGGCGATGGAAGCCGACCTCGTGGACGTCAAGGAGATCTCCGGCTCGTCCGCGGGGTCGATCCTGGCCCTGTTTCTGGCGATGGGAATGTCGGTCGACGAGATATTCGAGACCGCGCTCTCTGTCAACATCGCCGACTTTTTCAAAATCAAGTTGAGTTCGTTTTTCACCAAGTTCGGGTTCGTGGACATGCACCCCATACGTAAGAAGTTGGTCGAGATCTGTCGATCCGATCCGACGTTCACCGAGGTCGAGATGAAGATTTACGTCTCCGCGTTTTGTCTCAACTCGTCGGAGACTGTGTATTTTTCGAAGGACACGCATCCAGACATGAAGGTGATCGACGCCGTGTGCATGTCCATGGCCGTGCCGTTCATCTTTTCGTGTGGCAAGTACATGGGGAACACGTACGTCGACGGCGGGACCAAGGAGGAGTACCCACTGACCCCGTTACTCGATAAGAAACCCCACGAGATCACGTGCATGAAAATAACCACCAACCAGATTTACCAGGAAGATATAGACACGCCGAAGGAGTTCGTGGAGACGCTCGTCAGGTCCGCGCTTTCGAACCGCGCGCGTTACGACAGGCCGATCAAAGAGATCGATATCAACATCGGCGACATAAACATATTCGACTTTACCATGTCCTACGAGGACAAGATCAAATTGTATAACATAGGCTATTCGACGTGAATACTTTTTTTGTCAGTTTATAGTATATGGATGTGTGCGATCCCGACGCCGACATCAAGAATCTCCGGGAGCAGGTAAAGCTCGATACCGGAAAGGACCTTAGACTGACAAGGGAACAGATATGTGGAGTGCAGAAAAATATTCAGGCTGGGCGATTACCCCTGCCGCCGATGTTGCTCAACCGGTCGAGAAAGACGCTTACCATGACCGACAAGAAGAGTCCGCTGACGGCGAGGGATTTCGAACGTCTCTTCGATGAGAACACGACCCTCGACAGGATGCAGCGAATCGCGCGTAAGGCGGGTCTCAAGGTTGATAACAAATCCAAGGCTGATTTGGTTTCGGGCGTCAAGGACAGGATGGTGAAACTGAAAGTGGCCGAGCCCGTCAGGATTACCAAGAAGCGTATCCTCGCCGCTAAGGCTGCGCAGAGTAAGGGGTTCCTGTCGGGTGTTGTGAACAGGTTTACGACGGCTACGAAGAAGAATTCTGCCAACGGAAACGTGAACACCACCAACGCGAATCGTAACAACAACGCGAATCGCACCACCAACGCGAATCGCACCAACGCGAATCGCACCAACGCGAATCGTAACAACGCGAATCGCAACAACCTGGGGAACACGAGCCGTGCCAACAACAACAACCCGGGGAACACGAGCCGTGCCAACAATAACGTGGGCAACCGAAACCGAAACAATGGCGTCAGGTTTCCGAAGGGAAGCATTTTCCGGGGCCAACCGAAACCCGCGTTCTTGGGGGAGGGAGGAAGGCGTCGCCGCGACGTTAACAACAACACGGCCATGAACATGGGTAACCGAGGTAACGTGGGCAACAACCGCCCCGACGCGCGTCCTCGGGAGAGGCTCGGTCGGGTCATGG